TTGATAGGAGAATATAATGTTTAATTTATTCAATAAAAAGGAAGCACCTCTTCTGGGACTGCAAGGTTCTGGTGGAGGTCTTGGTTTCTTGACAGGTGGTGGTGGAGGTGTTGAAGCATCTGGTGGTAATGTTAATGGAACATTAGCGAGTGGGTCAAAATACCATATTTTTACTGCAGATGGAACTTTTAATGTTACTGCCGGTGGATCAGTTTCAATATTAGCGATCGCTGGTGGCGGTGGTGGTGGAGTTCAGCACGGCGGCGGTGGTGGTGCTGGTGCATTATACTTTAATGAAATTCTCGAACTTGATGCTGGAACATATTCTATCACTATTGGTAATGGTGGTACTGGTGGTCCAGCACATAGTGATAACTCTGCTAATGGATCTAATACCATATTTGGACCAGGAACTCCTCAACACATTGTCCTAAATGGTGGTGGTCGTGGACGTAAGATGAATCAACCAAATACGACATTGATGCCTGGTGGATCTGGTGGATGTGGCGGCGGAGGTGGTATGACTCCCCTTCACCCAAGTCCTCCTGTCAGACAGGCTGGCGGCACAGTAACTACACCATCGACTCACCCATTATCAAGTCCATTTATTTTTGGTAATGCTGGTGGACGTGGAACTGATTATAATTCTGGTGGTAGAAGTGGTGGTGGCGGTGGTGGTTGCGGTCCAGATGGTGGACCTGGATCAAATGAAGTTCCAAATACAAATCCACAAGGACGTGCATCTTCTGGAGGTGATGATTTTATCTGTCCTAGTGGATTCTTACCAACACCAGCAATTCCTACTTTAGGAGCAGCACTTGGGACTCCAACAAAATTTTTAGGTGTTCCAAATCCTCAACCAAATGATTATAGAAGAGCATTTGGTGGTGGAGGAGCTGCAGGATCTCACTCACCTTGGGGAATATATAACCCTAGTGGTGAATACCCAGATGGAGGTGGAGGAACTAATAATAGAACTGGTGGAGTAGGTGGAACAGGAAACACTGACGCTGGTGGTGCTGGTCTTGACAATAGAGGTGCTGGCGGTGGAGGATCAGGGTCATCAGGAGCTGTTGGTGGAGATGGTGGTAATGGCGTCATTATTATTAAATACTGATCTAATATAATCAACTAAATACTTTCATAAAGGCATAAGATAATCGATGTCCAGAATAAGAGCTGATAAATTAGTCAACAGAGTAGGGTCTGGTGGACCTAAGTTTCCTAATGGTGTTGCTGATGGTTTCTCTGTTACTGGTATTGTAACTGCTACTGGTTTCAGTGGACCTGTTACTGGTAACGTAACTGGTAACGTAACTGGTAACGTAACTGGTAACGTAACTGGTAATGTAACTGGTAATGCTGATACTGCTACTTCTGCTACAACAGCAACTACTGCTGGTGCTTTGGGATCAGGTGCTACTGGTTCTGACCTTACGTTAAGTGGTAATCTAACCGTAAACGGAACTACCACAACTATTGATACCGCTGTTACTGCTGTTGATAGTTTAGCGGTTGATGGTAATATAACTTCTGGTGGCACAATTTGGGGAGGCACAGTTGATGGTGGAGTTAGTGCAACTACCTCGTATGCTTCTCGTCTTTATAACAACAGTGCATTTCCTACTCTTTATGCCAAAAACAGCGGCAATGGTGGACTATGGCAAGGTGTAAATAGTTCTGGCACTCAAACGAGCAAAATCAATTCAGACGGTAGTGTCTCTTTTGCTGGTGACGTATCAATAGCAGATAAGATTATTCACACTGGTGACACTAACACCGCAATTAGATTCCCTGCTGCTGATACATTTGCGGTAGAGACTGCTGGTAGTGAAGCACTTCGTATAGATGCTGATGGTGATTTAATTCAGGCTAATCAAACAGGTCATTGGCAGACAAATGGTACTGATTTATGTCTAATTTCTTCTGGTGAAAATACACCTACCGTTTATGTTTCAGATTCGGGCAATGATTCTACTGGTGATGGAACAACTTCTAATCCATACAGAACTCTTAATAAAGCATGGTATCATATACCAAGGGTTTACTCCTTCAATCACGCTCCCAGAATATTGATTAAGGGAACATCATATACAGTTGATACTACACATTATTGTAGAGGTGGTGGTTCTGGTGGAAATTGGCAGTATGGTCCAGCAGTCGATATTAAATCAGAGTCTGGTTCTCAAATTGATGTATATTTAAGATCAACTCTTAATTTTGAAAGCATCGATGGACTTAGATTTCAGAATATAAATTTCATTTGTGACGCTTCTGGTGGAAATCTTATTTTTACTAATTGTAATAGATCTAAGATATATACTTCGTGTGATATGAATATAACTGCTACTGGTGGTTGGTCGTATCGCGTACAATATAATATGTGTTCAGGATTTACTGATGAAATGGATGTTACTATTGCCAGCACAGCGTCTAGCGGATTGGGTGCTGTAATTGTTGCATATAATTCTTACATTGACGGTACTCGCAGTATTACTAAGACTGGAGCACAATTTGGTCAGGCTGCTGTAGCAATTGTCAATGGGTCAATTTTAACTGGTCAGTGGAATGTAAATAATTTTAATACTGGAATTAGACTTGGTCTAAATCATTATGGCGCTGAAACAGGTGGAAGCGCAATGCTAAATGGAGTTTCACTCCTTAACTGTAATAAAGGACTTGATCTTTATAATAATAGTTTTGTAAGGAAATATAGTGTTACTTTTACCGGTACTACTACAAATGAAGTCAGTCAAACAGGAAGTTTTACCAACTAATTAAAATGAATATAGATTACGCAACACCCACATTTAATTTATTTGGTCCCGAAGAAAATGGGTGGAGTTATTCCAACCCATTCGATTACTCTACTTTGAGTTGGGACGAAAGATTAGGATCCAAACCCAATCAATTAGATCTTGCTCTAGCATCTGTTGAGCAGTATTATAATCAAGAAGTATTTGCGTATAAACAGCAACGTCAATACCCACCAATATCTGAACAACTTGATCAGATCTTCCATCAAGGTGTTGATGCCTGGAAATCAAATATTCAGGATATAAAAAATGCTAGTCCAAAGCAAACATTAGATACTAATGAATTGGAAAGACGTAAACAAGAAGTTAGAGATTTTCTTGCGTAGATAAATTTAATTTCTAGTAAGTTGTGCTATAATAGTCGAGTGTAACTAATTTGATATGAATTTTTTAGTATATTCAAAGGCAGGTTGCCCTTTCTGCACTAAAATAATGACAGTCCTAGAGATGACTGGTAAGAGATTTGTTGAGTATAAACTTGACAGAGACTTTACGCGAGAAGAATTCTATGGTAAATTTGGAAATGGTTCAACCTTTCCACAAGTTCTTTGTGATGATCAAAAGTTGGGAGGATGTAGTGACACCATTCAGTTTCTCAGAGAAGAAAAAGTTATCTAACCCAAACATAAATAAACTTAACAGTCGCGATGTCAATCGTGGCGTTGAACTTATTCTTAACGGGGGGAAGAAGCAGAAAAAACCATTTCATATTATATTTGATCAGATGGTCTCCTTCTTCAATAGGGAAGTAACTATCTATTTTGAGTTTTCCTTAAAGGCAAGGAAGAAAAATTAGTTCCCAGAGGTAAGAACAATGTTAGCAGTAAGTTTAGTCTTAGGTTCATTCTTAACCATCTTGTTTCTTTTAGTGGGACTAATTGGGGGTTGGACTGCTAGAGAATATATGATGAACTATCGGGAAGTACCTAGACCTCACCCCGAAATGTTTGATAATCAAGGTAACTTGATTCCAGATGAGGTTATTGCATTTAATTTTGAAAACTATCATGACGACCACGAAGAAAGCGACGACGACGAGGGTTAAGAAATCTACTACTACTCGTAACAAGACATCAGCACCAGCAGCACCTGTTCCTATTCCAGATCTTCCAAACAATCCCTTCATTTACGAAGTCTTGGATGTAGTTTCCAAACAACGTACTAAAGCAAAGAAGGTTGAAGCACTTAAAAAGTTTGAAGCACCAGTTCTTAAAACTATTTTTATTTGGAACTTTGATGAAACCGTAATTTCAGTGCTTCCAGAGGGTGATGTTCCATATGCAGCAATTGATGGTGAGACTGGATTTAGAGGAACTCTCTCTGAAAAAATTGAAGATGCTATCTCTAAAATGGAAGAACTTGATACGCGATCTCTTGGTGCTAATGATCAAGGCAAGACTACCATTCGTGCAGAATATTCTAAATTTTATAATTTTATTAAAGGTGGCAATAATTCATTGAGTATGCTTCGTAGAGAGACAATGTTTATTAATATCCTCTCTGGATTGCATCCTCTTGAAGCACAGATTTTATGTCTTTGTAAAGATATCC